CAGCGACTAACAGCACAAGCATTACGCTGACTGCTGCTGCTGAGAATGGCGACCAAGTTGTTGTCGTATCTTATGCTACGTTCCAGACCAGTGACACTGTGAGTGCATCTGCTGGTGGTACGTTTAGCAACGCCATTACGTCTACTGCTGCTGGTACTGCACTTAACCTTGACCGCACAGGCTCAGACGGGACTATCCTTGATCTGAAGAAAGACGGCTCCACGGTGGGGAGTATTGGTAATTACGGCACGGAATTATACTTAGGCAGCACAGGTGGGACTGATGCTTTCATCAGGATGGGTTATGATACCGTAGCACCTGCTAATTCTTTGGGGAATAATAGGGATGCCGCAATCAATCTTGGAGCGTCTAACAACCGCTTCAAAGACCTCTACCTCTCTGGCGGTGTCTACCTTGGCGGCACTGGGTCGGCCAATAAGTTGGATGACGTAGAAGAGGGTACTTGGACGCCTACTTTAAGTGAAGGTACTACTAACAGCACACTTAAGGGCCACTACTACAAGGTAGGGAGTGTTGTTCATTTTACCCTACGTGCCGTTTATTTGAATGAAAGGGCTTCTACAGGTCAGATAACATTTCAAATGCCTTTCACGGCTAGCTCATATAATAGTATGGGTGTGAATTGCCGCAACATAGCCTTCATACGTTATACCAATCTTGATTCTGGGTATACCTACGTCAACGGGGCAATATCTGATGGTAACAATCAAATGTTTCTAGAGCAGTTAGGTGATTACAAAACCAACATCCCGCTAAGATATGACCAACTAGACAGCGCCTATAACTGGATAGAGGTTTCTGGGCAATACTTTGTTTAACCACCCCTGTTGGATCACAGGGTAGTCAGTCCATAAACCATCATAGGAGATAAACCGATGGCACTAACAGAAACAACACTAGACGATAAGATCGAAGTCGTAGGCGAGTTTAAGCACGTACAGGTACGCACTGCCCGTGTAATCTACGACAGTGGCACAGAGATCAGCCGCAGCTTCTCACGTCGTGTCATTGCACCAGATGCTGACATCACAGGCGAAAGCACAGAGCTACAGGCGATCTGCAATGCAGTACACACAGACGAGGTTAAGGCTGCTTACGCTGCACACATCGCTGCACAGGAGGTCTAAACTATGTCAGGATACATTGGCACACAGCCAGTACCACAGGCTACCCAGACACGGGATAGCTTCACTTGTACAGCAGGTCAGACCAGCTTCGCTACTGGTGGCTACACTCCCACGTACCTAGACGTGTACCTCAACGGTATCTTCTTGGCTAACGGTGCTGACTACACAGCAAGCAACGGCTCAGATGTAATCCTGACAGCAGGTGCAGCAGCAGGGGACATCCTTGAGGTTGTAGCTTACACCACGTTTGAAGTGGCTAACGTCTCAGGCGGTGGCATGTTCAAGGGTGACAACGGTACTGTAGGCTCTCGTGCAGGAGACATCTTCCGCATTAACGAGCAGACCCTCAACACAAACACAACCATTGACGCAGATGAAAACGCTTCTTGTGCTGGTCCTTTGACCCTCGCAACAGGCGTTACCCTGACAGTCAATGGCAACTTAACGGTGGTATAGATGGCAGGCACACTAACAGTACAAAACTTACAAGGCCCGTCATCTGGGGCTAATGCTAATAAGATTATCGTTCCTAGTGGGCAGACTTTGGATGCTAGTGCGGGGTTTGTGCCTCCTGCGGGAAGTGTTGTGCAGGTAGTGCGAGAGTATTCCGCATCTGGCGGTCACATTGCCACCTCAAGTACATCCTTAGCGGCGTCGGGACTTACAGCGACGATAACACCTAAGTATAGCGACAGCTTGATTTTAGTCGATTTTACAACCGCAATGGCATACGTATCATCAACAGCAGGTCACATACGTGCGGTAATGTATCAGTCAATAGGTACGGGGTCTCGTTCCGCTATGGCGGGGGCAAGTCTTTATCATGTTGGTTATAGGGAGGCTAATACTGGCTACGGCCCTATGGCGTTTGGGGGAAAGTACACAGCCTCTAGCACCACCTCACTCACTTTTGAGCCGTACTTTTTAGCAGGTAGTGCGGCTGGTGTTTATATTGTACACAGTAGCAGTTCATGGGGCATGACTTTGACGGAGATCAAACAATGAGTACGCTATATGTAGATAACCTAGAGCCTAACTTGGGTAGCCAAGTAGAAATACCTGACTTGAAGCCGTTGGCGGGTAGTGTTGTGCAAGACGTAGTGGGATACAATGATACACAATACGCTTCTCCTGCCACGTCGGTATACGTTGATACATTTTCTTTTTCTATAAATAACTGCATCGCAGGTTCGCATGTTATTGTTGAGTGCGACCCCGCAGGTTTGATGGAAAATGCTGGTAACGTCACATACGTTATTTTCAAAGGCTCGACTGAGTTAGGACACACTAGGCACAGCGGCACGGGCAACGGCGGATGGCGTACCGCCCCTACTATGATACGGGGTACGGATACAAATGTTACATCTGGCACGAACACATACACGCTAAAATTCTACTCTACTGGCCCCTATATGTACCTTAACTACAATTACCCTGACGGGTATCGTTGTGTGAGTAGCTACAGAATGACGGAGATCGCACAATGACCAGCATATTAAAAGTCGATACTCTACAAACGGCTGCGGGTGGTGTACCTACTGTGGGTGACTTGGGTGTTTCTGAAAACCCCAAGGCTATTTTTTATGCCTACCCTCCCAGCAACATCTCAGGTTCTTCTGCTGCGTGGCTGAAAATATCTAGCGGCCTCACGATAGCCGTAGATAACGATAGCGCTTGGGATGACGCTAATTATCGCTGGGTCGCCCCTAGAGACGGCAATTACCAGATACAAGTAAATCATTTAAGCAATGGGCAGGCACACAGTGCTGTTTATTTGAACGGTTCGTCTATGCGAGGCAATCATCAAAGCCACTCTCGCCAAGGCGAAACAGGGTACAATGCGACTTCGGGGATAAATAACATTATCTCATTAACGTCTGGGGATTATATAGAGTTTTATAACTACCTAGCTGGCGGTTACATCTACTCAGGTACATATTCAGCTTTTTCAATTACACAGCTTTAACAAGGAGCGATAAAATGACAACAGTTTCAAACGCACTAACAGAACTAGGCGTCACAGAGTGGGTACTCCGTGGCGAACCGACAACCGAAGCAGAGTTTGGCACTATGTTTGCCAAGGTCACTGGCGCAGATGCCAATGGCACAGCTATTGAGAGCAGCGACCCTGCTGACTGGGGTACAACATGGGCGGCTGTAGTAGCCAAGCGTGATGCACTCATCGCAGAAGAACCTCTCAAGCTACTACGTGCAGAACGTGACCGCTTGATTGCAGCTACTGACTGGTGGGCTGGCTCAGACCGCACGATGACAGCGGAACAGACAGCATACCGTCAGGATCTACGTGACATCACTTCCAGTGCAACATCACTAGATGACGTGACGTGGCCTGTAAAACCATAAGGGGTACTCGCTATGACTAAAGCAAGAGATTTAGCTGCACAGGAGTTGGGCAATGAGTAGATCACGGGCAAGACTAGCCGCAGACTGGTTCGCAAAGCTGCGACAGAATGCAGTGACGCAGGAGATCGAACATACGGATGTTGTGGATGCTGAGACTGAGGCTCTGGAGGCAAAGGCTGACGCCGCCGCTGTCGGTATCGTTGTCGGGCCTACAGGACCTCAAGGTCCTCAAGGGGCTACAGGACCTCAAGGTCCTCAAGGGGCTACAGGTGCTGATGGTGCTGATGGAGTGCAAGGTGCTGCAGGTCCAGCTGGTTCCACAGGTCCAGCTGGTCCAGCAACTTATAATGCCAGTTCCCTTAGTGGGTACTCAATCACCCCTCAGAACAGAAACAACACCGCAAACAGAGTAGTACGCACACAGGCTAGTGGCTATGTAGAGTTTGGTTGGATTAACACTACATCTGGTGACACAAGTAGTAGCCTATCCAGAGTGTTTGTTGATACGGGCGATGGTTACATGCGTAAATCTACTCTGGCTCACCTCAAGAGTCAGGGGGGCTTCGGTGCTAGTACAACCGCTGGTGATGTTGGCACTTATGCTATGCTTATGAGAACGTCTGGTGGATCAACTATTTCAGCAGGTTCTACCTACGCAGGTAGCGGTCTTAGATATTCTGGAGTTAGAGTGGGTTACAATGCGTATCATGAAGCATATAGCCCAGGTAGCATCGGAAGTACTGTTTCAGGAACATGGAGAGCTATGGGTAAGACATGGAACAACAGCGGTATTCACCCTTTAAACATCTTTGTTAGGATTTCTTAAATGAGCATTATAATCACAGAAGTCCGCAATGCGGCATCTTTACAATCTGACAACCTTCGTATGGACGTAGAGATTAACCACCCACAACACGGTTGGATACCATACACAGTAGACCCTGCTGATACTGACACAACCATCGACAATACTGCTGTCATGGCTTTGATTGGCTCTAACTTTGCAGCTTACGTTGCACCGACACAGGCAGAGCTAGACGCAGCACTTGCGTCAGAGGTTCGTGCTGATCGGGATGGACGTCTTGCAGAAGTAGATGCTATCGCTGGTAACGCATTGCGTTGGGCTGACCTTACATCCGCCGAGCAAGCTGAGTGGTCTACATACCGTCAAGCACTATTAGACGTACCACAACAGGCTGGCTTCCCGAATAATGTCGTGTGGCCTGTTAGGCCGACTTGACGTGACGAAGAATATCATGCGGCAGGTTGATGCTGGCACACTTACAATACAGGATGCTGATTAATGATCTTTGGTAGCTCTCCCTTTTCGATTAACGCCTTTGCTAGTACTGCAGAGACACGCTTTGACGTTCAGGGTGTAGCTGCCACTGCATCCACTAATTCTGTTGTAACAGTATCTGCAGCTAACACGTCTATCGTAGGCGTTACATCTACTACTACAGTAGGTAATGTTGTAACGATAGCTAAGGCTGTAACACTTAGTGAGTCTGTATCTGCTACAGCTTCTCTAGGAACAACTATTGTCATTGCTAAGGCTGATGTACTACCTTCAGGGGTTGACTCTCAAGGTCTTATCGGTACAACTACAGTCTCAGGCCTAGCAAATACATCCGTGACAAGCCCAGCGCTTTCTGTTACACTTGGTAGTGCAGAGACTATTGCTGAAGCCGTAGTAGTAGCGGTAGGTGTAGCAGCTAACATTAATGCAGGTGTTGTTGAAACTCGTACTACTAACGTATTCGAGATTAGCTCTGTACCACTAAACATCTATACGAAACGACCTGCAGTTGATGCGGAGCAGTTTGACTACGCTTCACTTAAGGATAGTTATAGCAGGAACAGGGTAGTCTACGTAGAGGCTACTTCACAGAGATTTACTGTCCTAGTCCCTGCAGATCACGCACAAAGAACCGTACACATTGAGGCTCCTAACACGGATAGAGTTGTCCGTATAGCAGCATAAGGAACATACTGATGTCATACAAATGGCCTGATAAAGATAAAGATGAGATATTAGACTACAGTGTAGACTGGTCACGTTTCTTGGGTGATGATAACATATCTGGTGTAACTTGGTACATCAACGATGCTTCTGGTGTTAAGACCGAAGTAGACGCTGCAGACGTAGTAAATGGTTTGCAGATGGTACAGAAAACTAATACACTGAACGTAGCCACTATTCGTCTTTCCTTAGGAACTAACAACATACGTTATACTATTACGTGTAAGGTTACTTCTGTAGAAGGCTTGCAGTATGAGCGGTCTATCTTTGTACGTGTTAAGGAGAAGTAAGAATGGCATATGATTTCATTGGTTTGGTTAATGATGTTAACCGCCGCCTTAACGAAGTAGAACTAACTACAGCAAACTTCGCTGGTGCACAGGGTTACTATAACTTGACTAAGGATGCAGTTAACGCATCTATGCGTCATATCCATCAGGAAGAGTTTGAGTGGCCGTGGAACCATGCTGAGGAAGAAGAGATTCTAACTCCTGGTGAAGTTCGCTATAGTATGCCTTACAACAGTAAGACAGTTAACATGAACAGCTTCCGTATTAAACGGGATGAAGCTTTAGGTATTGGTACTAGCAAGCTAAAAGTGCTAAACTACGAAGAATATCTTGACAAGTATGTGGATGCTGAGTATAACTCTGGGGAAGATGTAAGAGGTGTACCTAAGTTTGTTGTTCGTGCACCTAGTCGTGAACTTCTCTTTGTTCCATCACCTAAAGATGCATATGAAGTAGTCTATGAATACTACGCTACGGGTGTAGACATGACTCTTTTCTCAGATGTCCCTGAAATACCTGAACAGTATCGCCACACCATTGTAGACGGTGCTATGTATTACGCATACGTATTCCGTGGTGATATGCAAGCAGCAGGCTTATCAGAGTCTAAGTTTAAGGCGGGTATTAAGAATATGCGTTCTGTTAACATTAACCGCACTGAGTACCTTCGAGATACACGAGTACACTACTGATGGCTACTAATTGGCAGACATTCCCTATTGAGTTTAAAGGTGGTCTCATCTCTAATCTCAGCCCTCTTCAGCAGGGTGCAAATGCTGTTGGTTCTGCTACTATCCTGCAGAACTTCGAGCCTGCACGTTCTGGTGGTTACACTAAGCTGCAGGGTTATGTGAAAGCAGATGATGCAGTAGTACCTGGTTCAGGGCGTGTTCTGGGTGTTAAAGTAGTTAACCCTAGTGAGTACATTGCAGCTAGAAGTAATGGTTCTGTCACAGAGTACCACCTGTCAACAGGAAGCGGCTGGTCTAGCTTAGGTACTACAGCACTTGCTGGTGGTAAGATTCGTAGTACAGAGTATAACTTTGGTGCGGGTCACTTTGTAATCTTTGTAGATGGGACTAATGCTCCTAAACTGTACAATGACACAACAAACACTCTCTCAGACATCACCTCAAACACAGATATACAGGGTGCTGAGCAGGTAGCGATCTTTAAGAATACAGTGTTTTTCTCTAAGGGTTCTAATCTTTATTTCTCTGCTCCCTCTAGCTCTACAGACTTTAGTTCCGCTAATGGTGGCGGTGTTATTAACGTAAGTCACGGCATTACAGGTCTTATCTCTTTCCGTGATCAACTTATCATCTTTAGCCGTAACAACATTCAACGTCTCTCAGGTACAACATTAGCTGACTTCCAACTCAGTCCTATTACTGAGAGTATTGGTTGTCTTGACCCTGATACCATCCAAGAGGTTGGCGGTGACGTTATGTATATGTCACCTGATGGTATTCGTCTCCTAGGTGCTACGGATCGTATTGGTGACTTTGCACTTGAGGTTGCTTCTGACCCTATCGCTGATGACGTTTATAAGTTTGCTCAGAGTACTTCTAACTTTTGCTCTATCGTTGTTCGAGAGAAGGCACAGTATCGCATCTTTGCTTACACAGAATCAGAACAGTCTAAGGTTGCTCGTGGGTTGCTTGTAACTAAGTTCTCTAACCAAGGTGCTGAGAGTATGGCATGGGGTGAGAGTTCAGGTATTAAAGCCTACGTAGCGGATTCTAAGTACACATCTTCTGCAGAAACTATTGTGTTTGCTAATGAAGACGGTTATCTTTACCAAATGGAGCAAGGATCTAGCTTTGATGGTGCTTCCATTGAGGCTATTTATGAATCTCCTTACATGCCTATCTCTGACCCACAGATACGTAAAACATTCTACAAGTTAACTTCTTACATTGATCCTAAGGGTTCATTCTCTTTAGACTTATCAACTAAGTATGACTTTACACGAGCTAATAACCAGAACCTGATTCAACCTGCTTCTACGACTATTACCAGTACGGGCTTGGCAGTATCTTTCTACGGGGCTGTTGTTTCTCGTTACAACACTGCTACATATGGTGGTGAGCTAGACAAGGTTTATCAGAATCAGATCATCGGCTCAGGCAAGACTATTTCAATCCGTATTGAAGATAACTCAACAAACCCTTCATTCACACTAGATACTGTTCTACTAGAGTTTACTCAGAATGACAGGCAATAATAAGGAATACCTCTGATGGTAGGTTACACTCGCCAAGATACGGCAAACAACATCGCTAACGGTAACGTAATTGATGCGGATGATCTCGACAGCGAGTTCAATGCTATTGAGGATGCTTTTAACTCGACTTCAGGCCACTCTCATGATGGTACTGCAGGTCAGGGTGCTCCTATCTCTAAGGTAGGTCCAGGCCAAGATATTATTGTAGGTACAACTAACGTGTTACCTAAAGCTAACAACATCATGGACTTAGGCTCACAGGCTGCTCAGTTCAAGGATGCTTGGTTTGACGGTACAGTCTCTACTGATACTCTGATTGTTGGTAACAACAGCTACACAAACATCTCTAACAACGAGTATGATGTTACTTCAGGTGGTCTAACCTTTGATGTAGCAGGTGATATTACACTTGATGCAGATGGTGGTGATGTTGTCCTAAAAGACGGCGGCGTTACTTACGGTAGCCTTAAGGGTGTTTCTAACGAACTGTCTATCTATTCAGGTACAACAGAGGCTTTGGCACTTACAGGTTCAGATGTTGTAGCTCGTGGTGACTTAGATGTAACTACAAACGCTACTGTAGGCGGCACTATGTCTGTCACAGGTAACATGACTATCCCTACCGCTAACCTTACACTTAACTCAGGTAATGCAGTAATTGGTGGTACTCTAGGTGTTACAGGTCTAATCACAGGTAATATCTCTACCCTATCCAATCATACCACCAGTGGTCTAACTGAGGGTACTAACCTGTACTACACCACAGCACGAGCACAAACAGATGCTAAGACTGCTATTTCTGTAACTGATGCAGGTGGTGACGGCAGTGTCACGTACTCAGCAGGTACTATTACTTATACAGGTCCAAGTGCTGCAGAAACTCGTGCACACTTCTCAGCAGGTACAGGTGTAGCTTACTCAGGTGGTCAGTTCTCTATTGGTCAAGCCGTAGGTACATCATCTAACGTAACCTTTAACAACGCTATCGTTAACGGTAATCTAACTGTGAACGGTACAACAACTTCTGTTAACTCTAATGACGTAAACATTGGTGACGCAACCCTAACGCTTAACTCTGATGAGACAGGTACACCTAGCCAAGACGCTGGTATCACCATTGAACGTGGTACATCTGCTAATAAGTCTTTCCACTGGGATGAGTCTGAGGATGAGTGGTCAACTTTCGGTGAACGTATTAAAGCTGGTAGTTTTGAAGGTTCATTAACAGGTAATGCCTCTACAGCAACTGCACTACAGACAGCACGTACTATTAACCTTACTGGTGACGTAACGGGTTCTGTATCATTCGATGGTACAGCTAACGTAAGTATTGCAGCTACTGTAGTAGACGATCAACACAACCATGTTATTGGTGACATTGATGGTCTACAGACAGAAATCGACACTAAGGCTGAACTAGCAGGTTCTACTGGTCAGGCGTTCTCAGCAAGTACTTTAAACGCTACAACAGTAGACTTGGGTAATTGGACTGTCACACAGGAAGGGACAGACCTTAAGTTTGCCTATAATGGAACTAACCGAATGAAGTTAGACTCCTCTGGAAACCTAACCGTAGAAGGCAACGTCACAGCTTACGGGTCTGCATAATGGCTATTCAATCAACAGGGTTAATTACCCTTCAAGACATTGAGGATGAGTTTGGTGGCACTGGGTCTGTCAGCCTCTCTGAGTATTACCGCAATGGTGCTTACGTAACATCAAACAACACGTCTGTGCCGAATAGTGGTGCCGCCATTAGCTTGTCTAACTTTTATGGTGCTGTTAATGGCCTGCTAGTTGAGTACGAGATTATTGGTGGTGGCGGTGGCGGTGGGTACGGCCAAGCCAACTACCAAACAACTAATGGGAGCCGGGGCGGGACGGGTGGCACTTCATCTATTTCAGGATCAGGGTTCTCAACCAGGTCATCAACAGGTGGTATTGGGGGTCTCAACGGCCCCGTGCAGAGCCAGCCGCAGGGTGTTGCGGGTGCTGCTTCCGTTTACGGCTCTGGTGGTGCTGCTGTCGGTGACAAAACCCACGGCAATGATGCACCATCAGCCTCATACGGAGCAGGCGGCGGTGGCGGTGGCGGAGATAACGCAGGTACCTACGGAACAGATGGCGCTGGAGGTAAGGGTGGTGCAGCGTCCAGTCGCATTACAGGTAATGTGGGGATTATACCTGTGGGAACTACTATTTCCGTTGTAGTAGGTAGCGGAGGCAGTGGCGGAACCCCTAACTATACAGGTGGTGATGGGGCTAATGGCTACGTGCGCATCCGCAAAGATGGTGGTTCTTGGACTGCTTTCACTTCATCGGGCTCTTACACGGTTTAAGGATTTTTCATATGTCGGTAGGTACATACTTCGCTTCATTTAACGCAACTTTGGGTCAGCTAAGTGACGCTGTTTTGGAGGACATCAATGAGGTTGTATTCTGTTGTAGGGATGGGCTTGAAACCATCTGTGCCGTTACCCCCAGCTTATCCACTCTTACATCTATTGTAGGCACTGTCCCTGTTGAGGTTGAATCAGCCCTTACGGGTAGGTACTTTATTGACCTTGATAGCGTGAATACATCTGCTGTGAGGTTCTATGTGGATGGTGTTGGCGAAGGTGAAGTGCTTATCAATTACAACTATGATGCTTCCAATACATTGACGCAGAAAAAGATATACAAAGAAGGTTCTGATAAGTTTAATGTGGTCATAGATCGTTATGACGGGTCTGGATTGCTTGTGTCATCAAACGAGCCAGAGTCCCAAACGGATAGAACCTCTTGGACAGGGAGTGATCTTACTGCAGATACTGTTGAGGACAGCCCTTATAGGACACGATGGATGTCTAAGGGGCATAAGCCTCAATCTTACATATATGTATTAGGGTCTTAGTAATGTCCCCAGTAACATTGACACATGATGAGCTAGAAGCTATGCTTGACCGTGCTGCTAAGCGTGGTGCTAGTGTAATTCTCTGTGAGTTGGGCCTTAAAGATGAGGATGCAGCAACAGACCTTCGAGAGATACGCGGCCTGCTCGTAACATGGCGTAACACACGTCTTAGTATCTGGAACACCTTCGTAAAGATAACAACAGTTGCCGTATTCGGCTTCATCGCTACAGCCATCTGGATGCAGCTAGGCAATAAGTAAGGACTAATATTATGGCTAAGAGATTTGGTGGTTTTACACCTGAACAGATGGGGAAGATTATCCCTGAGATGCAGGGTATGCAGGCTGATGAACAGGCTAAGTTCTTAGCTGCTACTCCTGGTGCTGCAGTACGTGTAGGTAAAATGGCAGAGGCTGCGCAGAAGCGTATTGGTATGGCTCAGGGAGGTATGGTCAAGTCAGGTTATGCTGAGGGTGGTTACGCTGATCAACAGGCTGATCTTGATAAAGCCCAAGCAGCGGCTGCAGCTGAAGCTAAAGCCTTAAGCGATGCTCAGCAGAAACTAGCCCTTAACCCTAAAGACAAAGCTGCTCAGGCTGCAGTAACTGCGGCTGAGGCTGCTAATGCGGCAGCTGGTGCAGGGGTCTCTGGGGCAAACACTGCCTTGGGACTAACAGGTATGCCGACTGCTACAGAAGCTTCAACAGGTGCTTTTAACGATCCTACAAGTATGGTTGGTAAAGCAGACGTTGTTGAGATCAGTGACGAAGATAAGGCTGCGGGTACTATTGAAGCGGGTACAGGTCAAGCAGGCGATGCTGCAACTGGTACAGTTACTACTGCAGAAGGTGCGGCAGATGTCTCTGCTCCTGCTGTTACTGAGGCTGCAACATACGAACCTCTAGAAGCCACTGCAGGTGTAGAAGACGTATTGTCTCGTCTAGAAGCGGCTACAGGTAAACCTAGTGCTGACGCTCTGGCTGACGCAGCTACAATGAAACCTGAAGCTTTGGCTCAACTAGGTTTAACAGTAGCTCAGATCGAACAAGCACAAACAGTTAACGCGCCAGATGCTCGTGAAGTAGAAGAAGGTGAACTAATTAGCGGATCTACCGTTGATCGTGATGCAGTAGACGAACGTACAGGCTTTGAAGCAGCTACAGGTTCACCATCATCTGACGCGACTGTCCAAGGGCAGTTGACTGGTCTGATGGAAGACTTTGAGGGTTCAGAACCGCCAGCTTGGGCTGCAGGTGCTTTACGCGGTGCCGCTGCTGCAATGGCTGCTCGTGGTTTGTCTAGTTCGTCTATGGCGGGTCAAGCAATGATCCAAGCGGCTATGGAATCAGCCATGCCAATCGCTGTTCAGGACGCTAATACTAATGCTTCGTTTGAGACTCAGAACTTGTCTAACAAGCAACAGGCTGCAATGTTTGCTGCTGAACAACGAGCTAAGTTTCTTGACCTAGAGTTCAGCCAAGACTTCCAGGCACGAGTAGTTAACGCTTCTAAGATCTCAGACATTGCTAATATGAACTTTAGTGCTGAGCAACAGATTGCGTTAGAAAATGCTCGTATGGCTCAGACAGTAGACTTAACTAACCTTAACGCTACTAATGCCAAGGTTATGGCTGATGCTGCTGCTATGACTCAGCTAGATCTAACTAACCTAGATAACCGTCAGAAGGCTCAGGTGCAGAATGCACAGGCTTTCCTAGAGATGGACATGGCTAACCTAGACAATGAACAACAAGTCTCAATGTTTAAGACACAGCAAACAGCTAATGCTCTATTGTCTGATGCGGCTGCAACTAACGCAGCTTCCCAGTTCAATGCTTCTTCTAAGAATCAAACAGACCAGTTCTTTGCTAACTTAACTACGCAGGTTGCTCAGTTTAATACTGCTCAAACTAATGCAATGTCTCAGTTCAATGCTGGTGAGACTAATGCCTTAGAGCAGTTCAATACTCTACAGCAAAACCAACGTGATCAGTTCAACGCACAGAACCACTTGGTTGTAGCTCAAGCCAATGCGCAGTGGTCTCAAAACATCACAACTACAGAGAACGCGGCAGCTAACCAAGCTAACCGTGATCAGATGTTAGCAGCAAACAACTTAACAACTACAGCGTATAACAACCTCCTTCAAACAGAGCGAGACATAATGTCTTGGGCTTGGTCTAGTGCAGAAAGCGCTATGGAGCGAGATACTAAGATTATGATTGCGGATATTGAAGCTAGTGCCTCAGCAGACTCAAAAACAAGTGCCCTTTCTGCTGCCGCTGGTGGTTTCCTTTCTCGTCTTGCTCTCAACGCAGCAGACCACTTCTGGAAGTAATAGGGTCTCAAAGGATTACATAATGACTTACCAAGCACCTACAACCTCTCTGAGACCAAAGTCTCGTCCGACGACGGTTAGTTCTTCACCAAGACCACCTTCTCGTCCTAGCCAGAAATCCTCTACACCTACGGACAATTCATCCTTTGGCTCGTTTGTGTCTCCTACAAACACAGGTTCAGGTGGTTTAGCTTCTCCAACTAAGCCTAAGAAACAAGAAGAAAAGCTGTCTATGGTAGATCGCTTCTGGTCTCTGTTTGATTCTACTGGTGGTACTGTATCAGAGGATGATACAACTTCTTCTTCAGAACGTGCCCTTAGTTTCTATGACACTGTAGATATGACGTTACCTGAGGTTCCTCAAGTGTCTATGCCTTCTGAACTAGCGCCTACGGAGCTTGACCCGTATGTAGGTGCCGTAGGAACAGGCAATCGTGATGTAGCTCCCAATACTATGGACTCTTACTTGAAGGGTGATGCAGGTCTTGAGGCAATTATGCCGCCCGCTTCTACAGGTCTTATGACACGTCCTGCACAAGGCGGTGTATCAGAGATTGATACAAGTGCTGATGCACCTGAGTCAGAGCCTGCAGAACCTTCCTCTCGTTTAGATGATAAGGGCAGGGAGGTTTCACAGTATGAGGTAGGCCTTTATTCTGAAGTAGAGTCCGATAAAATAAGAGGTGTTCAAGGTGTTTTATCTAGGTTAGGTTACGTACCTAGAGGTATTGACGGTTCCAATGGTGCTGGAACAAGGTCTGCTATAAGGCATTACCAAAGAGCAAATGCGCTACCTGTGACAGGCGAAGCCGATGCAGCCACATTAACCTCTTTAAAAAAGCCTAACACAGCTACAGGGTTTACCTTTTCGGATGCTACCGATGGTCTCTACACCAACTATGTAGATGACGGGATTGAGGGTGCTGGCCACCACCTAGGAGGTGCAGACTACAGAGATGTGGGTATCACATTAGAAGCTGGTATTGTTCCAGATAGCGGTCTCAAGTATAAGCATAACGGTACCGTGATAGACCTGCCTAATAACAGAGCACAGCGTTGGTCTGTTCTAAGTGATGCGGGAGTAACACGAAGAAACTTTGATACAGGTAACGTAATCACTGATGATGTAGTAAAGGCAGGTATCAGGAGAAAAGATTATTCTAGTGACGAAGACTTCACTAAGGCTGTTCTAACAGGCTTTCAGGATAAAGCAGAAGACACTTGGGTCAGCTTAGGTTACGATAGAGACACCTTTAACACAGATGCTCGAAAGACTTTAGCTGACATGGCTTGGAACGCAGGAACAGATGCAATAGGTTACAACTCTATGCGCCCTGTTTTAACAGAGTTAGCTAAGGACGTAGAAAGTAGAGATACGACAGCTATGCGAGGCCTCCTAAACACGGCACCTACACAGTCGGGACGTATCCTTGGCGGTGTGATGAAGCGTAGAGCTATACAATACAACTGGTCGGTACCAGAAGAAGATAGGATTGAAAGAGTCACCTCATCCAGCCGTACTGGTCAAGGGGTCTACCACTACGCAAACGGCGACACATACACTATCTCAAGAACTAATGGTGCCGATACTCAAGACGAAAGGGTTCCAACTCTATAATGTTTGGCTTACCTTTAGAACTCATCACAATGTTATTCTCAACGATCCTAGGTGGCGTAATGTCCATCTGGGGTCAATCTAATAAGAACAAGGCTGAACACCAACGCGCATTAGTTGGTGCAGTTAGCCAAGCACGTGAGCACGGCAAGACAGACGTACACTTTGCATGGACACGCCGTATCATTGCTCTATCTGCTGTGTTCTCTATTATCGTATTGCCAAAGCTAGTGGCTGTATGGTATCCTGAAGTAAGCGTAGTAGTAGGTTATACAGAGATGCAGGGTGGTTTCTGGAACTGGATCTTTGGTACTACCGAGGCTATTGAATGGAAGTCTGCTTATGGCTTCGTAATAACCCCCCTAGACACTCATATTGTTTCAGCCATTGTAGGACTCTACTTCGGCGCAGGTTTCACAAAGTAAGGTATTATAATGTTTGAAGCACCCATTCCAGGTCAGTCCTTGACTACAGAACCCCGTAACGTCCCTTGGGAGAACCCTGCTGAATTGTCAGACGTGGGTGAGATCCTTGAGTTCTACATCAAAAAGTTAGCTAATGACGAAGTTATGGATGACATTGTAGCCATGCTCGACATGGGTGTCTCTGTTAAGTCTGTTGTTACAGGTCTTTACAGACAAGGCGCTCTAAGAGGTATGCACACAGTAGACGCAGGTATCCTTGTAGCTCCTACTCTTCACGCCTTTATCTTTGCAGCCGCTAAAGAGATGGGTACAGATGTTATTGAAGAGAATGTTGACCCAGACAAACGTGCTTCACGTAAAGAGAAGGATCGTTTCATCGCCTTGACTATGAAGTATATGGAATCAGGTGTTGAAGAAGACGAAGGTACTGACTTGCTAAAAGACATGTCAGAAGCCTTGGCAGAGGGATCAGACGATGAACCTCAAGAAGAACCTACGATGGAACCACAAGAAGAAGCCCCTATGGGTCTCATGGCTAAAGGAGCTTAATCATGGCGTTTAATTGGGAAGACTTCGCTGCGGGGTTTCTACAGCAGACTAATGTAGAGTTAGACGCAAGGTCTGCTGAAGCGGAGACACTGAAGCGTGAGCAAAAAGTAGAGGCTCGTCGTAACGCTCCTCTTATTCAACAACGTAAAGCACGTGCTCGTCAAGCTGCTCAACTAGGTTCAAAGGCTAAGGCTCTTGGTGCTACAGACGCACAACTTGCAGTAGCGTTAAACTCAGGTGTAGCTGGTATTCAAGACTTCACAAATAAACTTCAACAAGCTGCGTCGCAACGAGGTATCAAGACCTTGAGCAAGTTTGACATTGAAGCTATTATTGATATGCCTGACATTCCTTCTGTAGATATGTCCTACGAAGATATGGTTCAGCAGGTCTATGGTGCACGGCCAACTCAAACAGAAGTTCAGGGCGAAACTCCCTTCTGGGCACAGGCTCTAGGTCTTACTGCAGTTCAGGATGCTGAGCGTGAATTGGCCACAGATACTTTCTCACAAGGTATGACTATCCAACAGATCAACGACATGGCTGCGTCTAGCGAGTATTCTAAGATTGCAGGTATGGAAGGTTCGTTTGTCAATTACTTGGATACTCCATTCTTTGATAGCCCTAAAGCACTCGACTTTGTAACTACAATGTCTAAGACTATTTCAGACGTGGAAGAGACAAGAGGCTTTACAGAATTAAATTATGACTTAGAACAAAAAGTTAATCGTGGTGAAATATCCCGTGAAGACGCCTCAGAGAAACTTGCAAGTTATGTAGCAGAAGCAGCTAACCTTGAAACATCTTTGATCGGTATGGGAGACGCTTACAAGTCTTCCTTCTTCACAAACCCTGTTATGCAGAAGTTCTTTGAGGACTATCTACCTGAAGGTATGTTAGACAGGGTTTCTAAACCTTACACAACACCTCAGTCTGTAGAAGATTCTGTAGCTGAAGATGTTCCTGCTGCTGTATCTGATGATGTGGCTAGTGACGTAGCTAAGCCAGGTGAAGCAACCGTACCTGAGGTTACTACGACAGAGTTGAAAGACGAGACTACCTTTGAACCTTTAACTACTGAAGAAAAGGCTTTGATTAACAAACGTCTAGGTATGTTCGCTATCTTCTCAGAGCCAGAAGACAAGTATGTAGAAGATTACACGCGTGAACAGTGGAAAAAGATGAAGCGTAGCGAACGTAAACGTCTAGGCCTGCCTGAGTCTGCACTAGGTGGCAAGAACATTTACTTCCGTGATGAAATCCAAGAGATCTTAGATGACGGTCCTAAGGAAAGCAGTCTGCGTAAGAACTTCAACCAGACACGCTACAAGGTAAAAGTTCGTGGTAAGATCGGTGCTTTCCACGTCACCAAAGAACAGTTCGAAGCTATGGACGACAAGTGGTTCGAGGGTGATCGACCAGAGTTGACCGCTGAGGTCTATGAGGATGACGAAGATAACGTCAAGAAACTCACATCTAAACTTATGAAACGCTACACTACAGGAGCTAAATAATGGCTAATAGGTACGCGCAGGGACGGTTTGGAGAGTCTTCTTCTCCATCGTTCAACCCTGAGGGTTTTGAGATCGACAAGGAAACCACTCTTAAGAAGGATGACCTGTTAGACTACAAGAACCTTCAACCAATCAAACAGTACATGATTGAACGTAAGGGTGTAGACTACCAAGACAAACCAGACCAAGAAGTCGTAGATGACTTTGTTGAGCATATGCGTTTCTTCAATGCGAACACTGTAAGCACTGCAGGTGAAGCCCGTTTCATTAGCAAAGCAGATGATCGTCAGAAGAAAGTAGCAGGTGCAGCTTACCAAGTGTACGACCAACTAGGTAACGTGTTTGTTAACGATGGTTTCTTTGGCGCTGTTAGCGGTGTTGGTGAGTATGTAGAGGCATTAGCTAAAGATCCCTCCAACTATATCGGTTTAATCACTGGCGGTGTTGCTCGTGCAGGTGCTGCAGGTATTTCCGTGTCTGGTAAGCAGGCAGTTAAGGCTGCTGTTAAGAAAGCTGGTCGCGACTCTATGCGTTCTGGTGCGTCTAAAGAAGCAGCTAAGGCGATGGCTAACAATGCGGCTGTTGAGGCTGCTAAGCGGTTTGTAACTGCAGGTGCATCTAGCAAGTCTGCAGGTAAAGTGTTCCAGAAAGTATCTGAGGAAGCGTACAAGAAAGGTCGTAGTGGTCTAGCTCTTCAGGCTATGAAAGAACAGCAGGAACAACTCTTCAAAGAGGCTGGTACTCGTGCTCTTAAGCAGACCTTTGCTGCTGATTCATTCATGGCTGTCGCTCAGGACGTACAAGCACAGAACGTCATGATTGAGGCAGGTGCTCAGGAAGATTTCTCTGCCCTACAGACAGGTTTCAGTGCGGCACTAGGTGGTATCGGTGGTGGTATTGCTCTGGCTGCAGGTAAAGCTAAAGGTATTAGCGGATTAGACGCTTCTATGGACCCTCTTAAGAGAGTCGAGAAGGATGTTCTTGCTGTCAACACCCCTGCTGTTAGTAAGGCTGACTCAACGAAAGCTGCTAAGGCTATCACTAAAGAGGTTGACGACTGGGCTGTAAAAGTAGCTCGTGGTAACGAGATGTCAGACCAAGCGATGCCTGTTCAGCTAGTTAAGAATATCTTGTTCGGTGAAGACAATAAGTCTGGTCTGGCCCAAGTCTTTCAAGAGAGCGGCTACCAGATGAAGGGCAAGACAATCTCTGATGTTATCACAAACGTGGCACTGGTTCTTCCTGATGAAGAGCTAACCCGTTTGAACTCTAAGATTGAACCACTTGTAGGTTTTACTCTTGGTGATCTATCAGGTAATCAAACTTCAGTGGCTGACTTCCTAGCTAAGACTGCTAGTGATGCAGGTAAAAACCTTAACGCATTTGGTCAACTTAAGAAACTTCTTAACACGTCTGTCATGGCGTCTAGTGAAACACTCGCAGCACGTATGCTTGAACCTGGTTCGGCTGCGGCTATTGAGGCGGAGAAAGCTGCACTGAAGTCTGACAAACTAGCCTATGGTCAATCTGTCTGGAAGCGTTTGCTTGTATCCTCACCTGCTACCACAGCCTTGAACATTGCAGGTTACACTCAGTTTGCTGCAGGCACAGCGATGGCTGATCTGTTTGGTGCTTCAGGTTATGTTCTAAAAGGTCTTGGACAGGGTGGCCCAGCCACTTCAGCAGGTAGGGAGTCCCTTCGTAAGGCTAACGCTCTTGTATCCCTACAGGCTCAGAAGATCGCTAACCTGATGGACCCCTTCACCACGCATGATGCGTATATGAAGTTCCTTGATCAGAACGAAGAGGTAAAGGATAAACTTTTTGCAACTATTGCAGGTGGTATTGACTCAGGTGCTAAGAAGTTTGGGATCGACCCATCCTCACCGTACTACAAGAAGATTGAGGCTGTTACAGTAGCAGCTAACCAGATCACTGGTGTACGTATTCAAGATAGTTTCACCAAGTCCCAGATGTTTATGTCTGAGATTGATAAAACGCTACGTGTAGACTTCGGAACTTCCCTTAAAGAGGTTCTACGTAATGGTGAGGAAGGTATTATTGACGAGGCAATTCTTTCCAAGGCACTAGGCAATACTCTTGAGTCAGTTTTCTCAACAGACTACACAACCAAGGAAACACCAGAGCTACTACGTAATGCAGCTAAGGCAGTTGAGACTATCTCAAACACACCAGGTCTCGGTACAATCCTTCCCTTTGGGCGTTTCTTTAACAACGTGCTGGCGTACTCCTACAAATGGTCGCCCTTCGCAGGTGGTGGTGTAGGCCTTCGCGCTATAGGTCGCATCGCCCGCACCCGTAAGTTGGACGGCACATTTGCTGGTGAAGGTGAAGCTACTGCACGAGCAATGGTAGGCACAACCTTCCTACTTACAATGGCTGAGTATGATAAAGGTCGTCGTGAGAAGGGCTTGGCTTACTACGAAATGGAAGGTGATGGCGGTACAATCATTGATGCTAAGAACACTTTCCCGCTTTCAATGTATCTTGCTGCTGCTCGTTGGACACGCCTCAAGTTGGATGGCGAGACTGTACCTAAAGAGTTGAACGAAGAGATGTTAGCTCAACTCGCTGTAGGACAACTAGCCAAGGATGCTCAGTTCAGCAATGACCTTCTCAACATCATGGATGCTTTCTCCAATGGTGGCGAAGGTGGACGCGGTGTGGATATGAAAGCCTTTGCTAAAGTTACAGGTAACTTAGTAGCTGGTGTTGCTCGTCCTCTTGACGCAGTTAACCGTGCAGTAGGTTTCATCACTGAGGAAGACGTAGCTAAGGATATGCGTCAGGCAGACAGTGGTCTGGAGACATTTACTCAGGCTTCGACAAAGTACTTTGATAATATCTTGGAGGCGTTCTCTGATAAGACAGAAACCATCACTGGCGAGTCTTTGCGTGTAGCGACTAGGGAAGGGGATATTTATGATGCCAATCCTTTTGCTCGGATATTCGGTATCAATGTGAAGCAAGGGCGTACAGCTACTGAGAAAGTTTACTCAATGGCTGAGATGCACCCTTGGCAGGCTTCTGAACGTACGAAGATCCCAGCGTACGACAGGATGCTGAACGAAGTCTTAGCTCCGCAGCTTGAGAGACAAACACAAAGGTTGTTGGACTCTGATCGGTTTAAGAATGCTAATCTAGATAAGCGTAGAACAATGCTTAAGAAGCTGGTTAGCGATATTAAGCGAGATGTCCGAAAGGATACTGCTAAGGGTGTATCAGGCCCAGAGGCTTCTCGACTAAGACTAGCTACTATGGCTAACAGTCGAGGCAGTAAAGAGGTCCGTACTGAAGCAATGAAGTTCATGAAGGATCGCTTTGGTGTAGATGGGAAGTTAGAAGACTTTAGTTTCTCGGAGCTAGACATCTTCATAGACTTTGTTGATGCACTAAAAGATGACTACCAACTATAAACAAAAAGGGGGAGCCGTTAAGCTCCCCTTAATTATTTTACCCCGTGTACTTCTGCACAGTTTTGAGACCATAATAAGAAAAGTGTTAAACTCTTAAGAGCCTCGTCTCGTTGGTCTGAGGAGTGTATATTATCCTCCACATACTGAACTAAGGGTTGGAGGTACTCTTCAATACCTTTTTTAAACTGTGTCTGCTTACCTCCAGAGAAGGCTACAGCTTCTTGTTCTAATTTCATGTTAGAGACCTTCTTTCATGAACACCTTTACCCACTCAGCACAGATACCACTACGTACAATATCATCTATGCCGAACTCAACAACAGGGACATCAAGCAGATGTTTCTTAGCGAGATGAATGACCTTAGCTAGGCCAGACGTACCCTTAAGATCCGACTGTTGAATATCCCCATTTAGTACGATAGTACTACCTTCACCTACACGTGTCAAGAGCATCTTGATTTCAGCTACTTCGATGTTCTGTGCTTCGTCTACGATAATGAAGGCATTGTCAAAGCTACGACCACGCATCAGCGCCAGTGTAGCAACTTCAATGTTTCCTGCCTTGAGAGCCGTATCTACTGCACCCTTGCTGAGATGCTTTGTAAGGACGTCTAACACTGGTAAGGCCCAAGGTTGAGCCTTTTCCTCTAGTGTGCCTGGGAGGTACCCTATATCACGTCCTACAGCTACGTGTGGCCGTGTGATAACAATCTTGTCAATCTCTTTGAGAGTATACAAGTCTGCAGCACATGTAGCCGTTACGTAAGTCTTACCTGTACCTGCTGGACCTAGGATGAGAACCTGCTTACTAGACTTAATAGCCTTGATAAGTTTGTCTTGGTTCTCAGTCTTGGGTAGCATACCTGACACAGGCTTAGTGGAGGCACCCTTGTAGGTAGTCTTACGTCGGGAACGTGTTTGCTTCTTTGGCGGTTCGTTATCGTTCATAGTGATTCCTTAAGTATGCTAAGCCTTTTTCTAGGCCTTCTACATTATCACCTAGTTTACCTAGACCTGTGTTGCAAGAGTAGCAAAGCCAGCCCCTAAACTCTAGTGTATCATGGTCGTGATCTAAGCAGTATTTATCTCCAAGAGGCTTGTTACAGCAATCACAAAAGCCTGATGTAGGAGGTGCTGTTTCTCTTAGTTTTGTGGCTACATTATTGTTCACTGCATAGCAAGACTTGCACTTTGCGTTGTGGCTAACTGTAGGCTCTGCCTTTAGCTTGTGTGTTCTTGTATACATTACGTAATACTCTGATAGAGGCTTACCTTGTCCACAGTCAGAACAAATCTTTAGGTCGTTACCTGTATATTTCTTAGTAGACTCTACGTACTCAAATAAATCTCCCTGCACATCAGTATTCCTTCTTACCGATAAACTCCGATAGTTCTTCTAGTTCCCTATAACCACCTACAAGATTACCATTGGCTGCAAACACCTGTGGTACCGTCTTGATGTTAGCCTCTTTCATGAGTGACAACACCCACTTACTTGAACCTTCTTCGATGTTGTACGTCGTGAAGTTGATGCCTCTGTCTTTAAGTAGCGTCTTAGCCATGTCGCAGTACTTACAGTTGTTTCGTGTGATGATAGTGTACATGTCGGTCCCTTATGAAATATAAGTCGTGAGCCTTTTAACCACGTACTCAGGTGGTGTCGTTACGCTTCGGGTTTAACGAAGTTGATAGCCTGATCAACTACAGGCTTAGCCAAATCTACAGCTTGTCCTGCTACAGGTAAGACTACCTCCTCGAATACTCCGATACCGATTACTGTCGAGGCTACAAAGAATAATACTTCAAACATGTTAGTTTCCTTTTGTTGTTGTTAAGTTAGTTAAACCACCACCCTAGCTTAGCGCCGTTATGGATGATGATCATGAAGCAGGTGGCAATGTGTACCACCCACCAGAATGTGCGAATGACGGCTACTAAGTCTGCTTGCGCATCCGTTTCACCTACTTTCTCACCTAAGCTTTTAGCCCAGATTCGCCACATTAGACAAGATCGACGATTTCACATGAGTCACCAGAACAAGCAAGCGTCTGACTACCTGATGTGTTGTCTTCGTTCTCATACTCTGAAAGCTTAGACCAGTCAATGCGCTTAGGCATCTTGTCTAGCATCTCTTGGTATGCTGCTTCATCACAGTCTTGGTAAGGTGCCTGTTGATACGTATGTTCGTTAAACGGTAGGAACGATACGCCTGACATCTCATCAAAGTGTTTGTACACGAACGCACCAACCTCTAACCATTCCTCTGACTTAACATTGATAGTCACAGATGGTTTGTGTTCACACCAGTTGCGCTGATACATGAGCCACATCTCTAGCTGTTCAATGGCTGTCATGTCTGCTGTACAGGTAGCCCCTACTGGAGCCTTCTGCGGGAAGCTAAACACTGTAGTCTGGTCTGGCTTAAACGCATCAGGTTCGTTAGGGATACCTTGGTCAATCATGAACTGGGTGAGAGGATCTTTGTTGTCACCTCTGACGGTACGGATATAGAAGGGGCTGTGTCGTGCATGGATTCCTGAGGCGCTATCAACCAACTGTGAAACAGTTCCGCTAGGCTTAACACAGCTGATAGCAGCAGCAACAGGAATACCGAGAACCTCAGCCCAGACTTTGTTTGTGTCCACAGCAACCTTTTTAAGATGTGCAAGGGTCTTATCCAATCCATTGTTCTTGAGTGTCATCAGTGGGTTGTCCATGATGCCTGTTAGTGACACACCAAGTAGACGTTCTTCGGCTGTGTTAGTAGTCCACTGCTTACGTAGGTATGGAAACTTAATGTACGTAGACTGGATTGTACCCAAGATGGTAGCCAAGCGTACCTTCTCGGATAATGTCTCAATAGTATCCGTTGCTCGTACTACGCACTCTGTTAGGTTGCAGAACTGGCTTGGGCGCAAAATGATCTCCGAACATGGATTAGTTCCGAACTCATAATCTGCATCACGACGACCATTCAGTGCTGCCTGTTTCTTAGATGCTTCACGGTTAAAGATACCACGTTCACCTGAGCCTGACTCTACCAATGCCATCCACTCTTTCATGAAAGACAAGTTGTCTGGCTTCTCAGTGTAGGATACAGAGTTATTAGCCAGTGCACGTTGCGGGTTGTTCTCCCACCATGCACCAGACTTAGCTGAACGCATACGGTCATCAGACAGATTACTCAATGAAATCATAGCACTACGGCGTACACCACCGACAACTACTACCTCGCCGATCTTACACATGATGTCGTGACACTCAACAGAGTTAAGCTTACGACCCGCAGCCTTCTTAAAGGTAGCGATAGTGAAGTTGAACAAGTCAACCAATGGCGCTGGGCCTGAGGCACGGCCACCAAATGTCTTAAGAGGTGCACCAGCAGGGCGTACCTTAGACACATCCCACGTAGGAATCTCACCACTATATAGGAGTGCAATTAATTGACGCAGAGACTTAGCCCAACCTTCCTTACTGTCCTTGACTACGATGTTAGTCTCGCTCTCGAAGAGTTGGGGGACTTCGGGGAGCTTACTGATGGATTGACGTTCGACACTGAAGCCAACACCTGTACCACAGAGCAGGATGAACATAGCCTCATCGAAGGACTTAAGGTCATCTACGGCTAGGTACGAGCAATTATACATGCACGTATTGTCTCTTTCGGCGGCTGGACCGCTTGTCATCAATGATCGCATAGAAGGCATCACTTCTAGACCAAGGATAGCTTCCTCAAGCTGACGCTTAGTAGCAGGATCAACCATGTCACGGATAGTGTTCACAGAGAAACGTGTTACTGTATCTTCCCATGACTCACGCCCTGTGTCTTCATAGTACTTAGCGTAGCGTGACTTGTGGATGAATGCTTGGTAGTCTGTTGGTAGGTGGTTGCTTATCATTTCATAGCCTTATCAAATAGGTTCATAATTAGTTCTTGCGAGTAGTTTTCTCTACTCACCGATTGTCACCTGAGCCTTGCAGTTTCCCGCGTTGCTGGCGACTGTTTAGTTTCTCTACATTAAGATTCGCCACTTCCTGTAAGGAACCTCCGTAGAAATTAGCGAGGGCTGTTACATAGAACAGTACGTCGCCTAGCTCTTTCATAATCTCAGTCTTGTCGATGTTAGCTCCGTCACGAAGAACCTTCTTAGTTTTCTCCGCAACCTCGCCTGCCTCTCCTACAAGACCCAGTGTATTCTCTACTTGCCGTGTCTTACCCTTGGTAAGCATCTTACCCTCAACCCATGCGCTATACACAGCCATTGGGTTTTTTGGTGTTCCGTCTCCTTCAAACATATCAAAGTAACCTAGTACTTCTAAATCTCGTTCAGTGATCATGGTCTCTCCTTTACTACTAAGTTATCTAGTTTTACGTCATCTACATCGTAGAACGTATCTACAATAAGGTCTTGTACGTCTTCTTCGTGTGCGTCATCGTACGAACCCAAGATGTTATTCTTATCAGAAACTGTTAGAACAAACGTGGCACTGAAAGTTTTATCTTTCATTGGTGTTTCTCCGCTAAGGCTTCATTCATCTTGTTCAAGTACCAAGCGGCTTTCTTCATGTCTTCCACAGGGTTCTTCTTTAAACGATACCTGTGTTGGTACTTGATGACATTGCCGTGGCAGTAGGCTATGAAACCTTCTAAACCTACCACTTGCTTGATGTAGTCTATACATTCGATACCGCCCATATTGTAGTGGGCTGGTCGATTTACAGGGTCGTATCCTGATGTCAAAGGGGGTTCTTCTTTCATGCGTTACCTACTGTTTTAGTGTGGCGAGTGAGTTTTATTACGTTAGACTTACTTTCTACTTCATCTGGTAGATCAGTGTCAACGTCTGTACCAAAAGTAGACCTCAGTAACTCATCTCGGTAGTCTTCTACCTCGTCGATGATTTCAGGGTGGTCTTCTCCGTACGCTAGAAAAGCGTTAAGTAGAGTTATTACGCCTATCATGTGTCTTTGGATCTCTGCTGAGAGAGAATTATTTTCACCCATCGTGATACCTGACGCAAGTTGACCGTCCCAGTCCCCTTCGTCGTCGAGTACAGGCTTGATAACTAAAGCAAACTCATCTTCTTTTATGGTGTAGCTCATTTGTCTTTTCTCTCCCACTTGAGTTTGATTCTAGTCTTATCGCAAGGTTTACCAGGTTCCTTTAGCCACTCTTCAGGGATTACCCTATGTGCCCACTTGAACCCGTTCTTGTCACACCATTCGTAGTAGCGACTCTTGGCACCTTTGTTCAATAAGGCTCTAGCATTACTAAACACGAATCTAATATCTAACTCAGGGTGTTGAAGCTGGATAGCTAAGTGTTTGCGCCGATCTGCTGGATCAAACTTTCCCTTTGTCTCGACAATGATTCCGTTATCAAGTTCGAAGTCTGGAGTGTAGGTTCGGTACGCGAGATCCTCCCACTCAATCTTGATCTTTTCGTAACGCACTTCTTTTTGCCTCGGAGTAAGAAAAAGAACGGCCTCCTTTTCGAGACCGCTCCTATATACTCTAGCATTATGTGTACGTCTGTACCCAGTTGCTCGTTTAGCCATCAGAGACTTCTTCTGCAGGTTCGTTAACCAGTTTAGCCATGTTAGTTTCCTTAGATTTCTATCTCGTCTACACGAGGTTTCTTTACAGTCTTAGTCAAGTACGTGGGAAACGGCATTGCTGCATACTTGTAACCCTTAAGACCTTCTCCGTCGTTAGAGTCTGACCAACAGACCTTCTTGAAGTCACAGAACACGCAACCAATACCTAGTTTCTCATTACCTGTTTTGGTTTCTAGTTCTGGTTCGTAACAACGCTCAGGTGGTGTGTCTGAAGCAAGGGCAACCTTTAGTTCGTCTACACGTTCCTGAGTGTCTGGTAGCATAGCTGCGCTGGGTTGATATAAGGTCATGTTCCCATCAACCTTGTTCATTGCCCAGAATGCTACACCTTTGTTGTCTGGGACAGCCTCACTGTAAGCAGATATTTGCTGCATGTAACCAAACGGATCATCAACAGCGAGTGTTGCTCGTTCGAACTTCTTGAAGGCAAAAGGAGAAGCAGACTTAACATCGACTACATGACCGTCAATTACGGCGTCCATGTGACCTGTAATACCTGCGACCTTAACCTTCTTCTGTTCACTGGTGACGCTGTGTCCAGACAATTTAGCTACTGTAAGTAGGATCTCTTCGATGACGTCACCATAGAGAAACTTCAGTAGTTTATCGCCTGTCAACTGTTCTTTTTCATAACCTTTATCAGTGTACCATAATTGTCGCGCTGGCTTACCTAGGGCTGAAAGGCGAAGAGTTGGCCCCCCGCTTTCACGGGGAACTAGTCTGGATCGGAGCAACTCTTTCAGGTTTTCACCAAAGTCATTGATGACCTTTTGGTTGTCTTCTGTGTCTTTGTAACCGTCAGTGAAGACAGAGTAGACGTCCTCAATTAAAGTATCAAGACTTTTAGTGTTATCTGTCATAGTTAGCTCCTCTCCTATTTAAGTTTACTCGAACGAGATTTCAACTTCTTCGTCAGCCATTTTCTCCACTGCTGAAGATGTCTCGTTAGAACGAATGACAGCTGAACCACCCTCGTAGTCCACCAGTTCCATGACTTGTCCGAAGTCGAAAGTCATTTCTTTGGTGTCTTGATTCATGTCAGTCAGGTGTCCAAGCTTAATGATGTTACCATACTTACTGTCACCAATAGATACGAAGACGTTCATCTTGGAGCCGTTACCGATTAGATCGTTTGTGGGTCCGCCTGTTTTGTCGTAAACCTCACCGTACCGCTTCCAACCATTGCGAGTTGTCTCGTCTAGACCGATCTGAATAAAACGGCCACCATCGAAGGTTGAGTCCTTACCTTCTTTGACCTTTTTGTTCAGCTTGTAGTCTTTCATCAACGCATCAATCTGAGGCGTCATCTTGATAGCTACTGTGAACTCACGATCATCTGACTGGTACTTAGGTGCAGAGTCCTGCAACTTAGCCCAGCTAACTTCAACATTGTTTAGTACGATTTTTTTATCAGCCATGATATTCTCCTAAGGCGTTATTAGTAGTTTGATAGTGATAGCTAAACAGGTATTCGTTGTCAATGTGTCTCCAACCAGTTCCTGCCTATTTTTGCCTCCCCGTCCATAGGACAGTTCAGATTGAAGTGTGTGCCAGCGTCTATGATAGACTGCACTTGTATTTCACCAAGTCTTTCTGCTTGATCGGCATCCACTTCGGTCTGCCATTCGTCATGTACCCATGCACACTGTTTAAAGTTAATGCCTTCTTTCCTGGCTTGGTTCTGCCAAAAGACATTAGCTACGCGCATGAGTACTGTCTCCCCGCCCTGCAGGTACACTGACAAGGCGAGGTGTTCACTGCCGATCTTCAGGATGCGTCCGTCAAGACCTTTCATCCATCCCATACTGGCTGCATTGGCTGCTTGGCTCTTTAGTTTCTTGAGCGTAGGCAATGCTTCGTAAAAGTTAGCCATAGATTTGTTTGCTTGCGCTGGGCTGCAGTCAAGTATCTCAGCAATCTTAGCTACACCCGCCCCTAGGAGGAAGGCATAGATAAAAGTCTTAGCAGTGGGCCTGTCCTTACAGTAACGGCCCAGAGCATTCATGTTAAACGTGTGGATGTCGCCATCAATAACCTGTTCAGTATAGATCGGGTCATTCATGTAGTGTGCAAGTACTCGCAACTGAATACCTGCTGCGTCTGTACCGACTAACAGTTTACCTTCTGGAACCTTGAACACTTGGCGACACTCAGCAGCGTACATCCCGTCCATTTTCCATAGGATACCCGTCTTACCGTGAGGCACTGAAGGGATGTTAGCCATGTTAGGGCCACGATGTGCTGCGCGGTGCGTGACAGCCCCTGTGGTGATTACTGTGCCGTGTACCCTGCCATCGACCTGTGATTTCTCTAACCACTCTTGTGCCAGCTTCCAGCGTGTCTCAAGCACCTTCCATGCCTTCAGGCCAAGTACTGCCTGAGGGGCTGTGCTAGGGATGGTAGCTAAGTTCTCAGGGCAGACCTTGTAACTATCGCCTGACTTAGTTTTAACTGTAGGTCTCCAGCCAAGTCTGTCTAACCGTTTGTTGATTTGTTTAGGTGAGCCTAGGTTGAACTCCTCCCACATGATCTTGGTATAGTCACCCTGTACGTTCTGTCCCTCAAGTAGTTGGTTGGAGTGGATAGTCCCATCCTTCTTGTAACGTACAACAACCTCCTTAACGGGTACAGCAATAGGAACCATGAACTCTTTGATGTCAGCTTCGATACGCTGTGTCTCTTTAAGACATACTGTGTAGATCTCTTGAGCAAGTTCTACGTTAAGTTCAAAGCCATTGACCTGTTGTTGACACATAATCATGTGAACCGCGTGTTCTAGGCGTATGCTTTTCTTACTGAACTTGGCACCCTCCTGCATCAAGTGGTTGTAAAGTAGTTCAGTTACATGCACGTCCTGTTTGCAGTACTCTTTCATTTCTTCTGAGTACTTAGACCAGTCAGAGAACTCATCCTTGAAGTCACCTAGACGTTCACCCCATACCTTTAGTGAGTGCCCACCCTTACGTTGTGGGTCAAACAACCTAGACAGGACAAGCGTGTCGGTAGTCTTACTGAGTGGGATCTTGTAGCCCCACAACTTTTCAATGACAGGGCTGTCGAACCCTATCCCGTTATGAGCGATCCACTCAGTAACACCCTCAGCAAACTTAGCGAAAGCTTTAGGACTACGAATGACATAGTTACCTTCGACACCTAACTCTTTAGCCACCAGTACATGGATTACTGTAGGGTCAAGGCCGTCTGTTTCAATGTCGTATACTACTCTCACTGCTCACCCTCCGTAGCTATTTAGTCGTCCTGTGTGTTTACTATACAACAGGCTATCTGCAACACCTGTCTCGCCTGTGAACCTATTCTTAATGACTCGGACCTTTGTGGTGTTACGTTCAATCTCATCCTCTGCCTGTGTGTTACGTTCTAGAGCCAAGATAATGTTAGACAGCTGAGCGATACCTGCACTGCCTCTAATGTCCTGCAGATTGATTGTACCGCCTTCTTCTGGCGGCTTACGGCTCTTGTCCCTGCTCAAGTGTGACACCATCAAAAGACAGATGTCTAACTCAATAGTTAAGGTCTTAAGCTTAGTAACAATCTCATCCAGAGCCTTACGTTCATCCTTGGCATGATCGCTGACAACGATACTGATGTGGTCTAGGATAATGAACTTACACTCACAGGATCGGGCAAGGTAACGAACCATAGAGATGATACGATCTACTGTGTTACTGCCGAAACTATCATACAAGAACACACGTCCTGTACCCAGTGTCGCTTGGTATGCTGAATCAAACTCTTCTTTAGAGTAGATGACCTCAGGTACGTGTAGTTTCTTGTCAGCGTGAATAGACATAACACCTAGGCCTGTGTCACGAGTAGGTTCCTCTAGGAACAACGTACCTACATTGCCTTTGTTCTCTTGGATTAGTCCGTAAAGAACCTCGCGCATAACTTGCGTCTTACCTACACCAGTACCTGCCACAACAGTGATCAACTCACCTGTTCGCATACCTCTGGTCATATCATTCAGACCATCAAAAGGGTATGGAACACTGTCATAGTTTGGTGGAGTAGAAACCAAGTCATACATGTCAGTACCTGACAGGATACCGTCAGGAGTAAAGGGACCAGCCTTCTTATGGCTGTCGATAAACTCTCGCTCACGACCTTGTGTAATGTAGTCGTTAGGATCGTTGAGAGTCATCTTGACTAAACGTACCTTGCGAGGGTCAAACAACTCAGCCACTGCAAGTGCAGCCTCCTGACCAGGTTTGTCACTGTCAAAGCAGATATTGATCTTCTCGAAGCTGTCTAGCCATTCGTAATTGCGCTTACAATCTTTGACTGCACCTGACGCTCCATTGATAACTGACACACAAGGCTCAGACATAAACATCATCTGGTAAACAGACATGGCGTCGTATTCACCCTCGGTAATTGTTACTGACTTACCACCCTTAGAGAAAGCAGACTGACCAAACAGATCCGCCTTGGCATTGCCGTTGAACTTAAAGGTCTTCTCTTTGAGGCTGCGCTGTTTAAACCCTGTAGGTTTACCTTCCAAGGTGTAGATAAGTTTAACCTCATCACCTGAAGTCAGTGCTTTGTATTTCTCAGCTACAGCCTTGACAAGACCTCTAGATGAGATGGCCTGTGCTGAACCAGTTATGGGTGGTAACGGTCTCACCGTAGATAGTTGTGGCATTGTTCCCTCATCCTCTTCTTCTGTAAATGTTTTAGTCTTGCACACATGACAGAAGATACCGTCCTCGTAAGGGTAGGCACCGTCACTGCTCCCACAACTTGTGCAAGGTCTATGTTTTTTGTCTTCGTAGTCCATTGAATAGTGCATTGTTATTCTCCGTCATCTTTAAAGTCCCCTCTTAGAGACATGAAGATAATCTGCAAAGCTGTAAGAGGCCACATAAGCGCGAACCTATCCACAGCGTGGGGATCTACATCCTCATCCTCTGGCTCTGAAATGGCATACAGGAGAGGTATTGCTAGAACGTACATGCAAAGTAGTCCAGTAACGAATTGTGTCATATATAAATATCCTTGACGTAGTAGGCACCCTCAGGGCTTTTGTAGCCTGAGTAGATGTCTAACCATTGTTGACTACTCATGTAGATTACCTGGTGTGTATCTAAGTGTTCATCGTACTGCCGTATGTAAACGGTACCCTCATCAGTAAAGACAACCTCAACATCGTTGTACTCATCTTGCTGATCAAGTGTGGTGATGATACTTGCATCAGGCTCTATCTCTACTGTGTACATCCTTACAACCCTTTCATGATAGTACGACGTATTGCTTCACGAGGGTTTATGTCCGCTTGCTCAACAACAAAACCTGTGTTGTACTTAGCAGCCTCCACCTGAGCCTCAAACTTTGTGTCAAAGATCAGCTTTTTTGAGTCGTAAGTAAAGGGGTTCTCTGCTGTTGCATACGCATACTCACCTGTATCTACTTGGTACATAACTACATACTTGTCACTCATCATGTATCTCCTTACCCTGTTTACGAAACCTTTTGTTGTAAGCACGTTTGATCCGCTTTACTTGACCTGCTTTCCATAGGTAGAACTTACGTGCTTTAGTTAGAGCATCATACTCATCACCGCCCTTCATAGGGATACGCTTAGTCATCGTCTACCTCCCAGTATCTACAGTAAAAATGATCTCCACACGCATCAATCTCTTCCTGTGGATAACCTTCACTTACTAACCATTCCAGGGTGCTAGTAAGGTCGTCTGGTATAGGTTTAGGAAAACCATACTTCCAACCACTAGGTGGATCACACATTAATACTTTACTCATCCTGTCCAACCTTCTAACTCATCTAAC